CTAGTAAAATCACCACCTTCTTTAGCTACGTTTATAACATATTTTATTTTAGGTAAATTTAAATATGTTGTTGCACTAAATGTATTAGCGGATAAACCATTATTAAAAAATGTGGCACCAGTTACTGTTCCACCAGTAAATTGTGTTGCTACGCTAGTACTAAAACCAGTCACATTAAATGTTCCACCAGTATTGTTAGTGAATACAGCAGTACCAGCAGAATAAGTTCCACCAGTTACAAAAGTATCTTGTGTTGAAATACCTGTAAGGTTAGAACCATCACCATAAAAAGTTGTTGCGCTAACAGAACCATTTACAGTTAGTGATGTAAAACTATTAATATTTGCCCCAAGAATAACACCATCATTTCTATACAAACTTAACAAATTATTACTAAATGTAACACCTGTTATGTATATATCTGTGCTTCCAGTATAAAAACCAATAACACTGAATGTTCCACCAGTATTATTAGTAAATGTTGCAATACCTGAATTTGGGTTGTATGTTCCACCAGTTACAAAAGTATCTTGTGTTGAAATACCTGTAAGATTAGAACCATCACCATAAAATGTTGTTGCACTAAAAGCTGAATTAGCTTTTATTATATTATTACTTAATAATATTTGAGTATTGCCGCTACATGATATTAATGCATTGGTATAAAAACCAGTACATGCACTCAATATGTCACTATCCTCAATAGTTTCAATTATGAAGTTTTCGTTTATACTTAAAGATTTTTGTCCGTTATTCATTATGTTACTGGGGTTGTTCCTATTAATTTAAATTCACCTGTTGCCAAGTAATTTTTTGTTACTTTTATGTTTACTACATCATTTGCACTTAATATCAGTGGTGCGTTTAATATAGTACCATCAAAAATAACAGTACCATTCACAGTTATTATTATTCTACTTATATTTTTTATATCTTGTAACAATGTAAAATTAACATCATATTGAAGTGTGAAACTAAATTGAGCATTAGACCTAGGTTTAAAAATAAACGCAAAATTAGCGCTATTACCCTTTCTAGTCGCATCAAATAATACATCATTAAATATTTTTCTTTCATCAATTTCTAAAGCAACAACAGTTCTATTTATCGTTGGAATAACTTCATATTGCGTTTCATCCAATAAATACCCATATAATGTTACCTCAAATGATTGAACATAAAAACGCTTAGTTTCAAAATCATCAATATTACTTTCATCACCTATTGACTCTAAATGCAAAGGCATTGGGTGCCCCTTAACATTAATGTAACATTGTCTAGATTGAAAAGCTAATTGCATTGCTGTATTGAATAAATTTAAATCTTTCATTCTAGTTGTAAAGATTCTAACTTCATAAGTTAAATCAACAGACACTGGTTGAGGTATTTTATATGTGTCAACACCCCTTCTAGCACCATCCCATGTTGGAACCTTCATATAGGTGTATGTGCGACGACCTGGGATATTCCATAGACCAGCTTGATTCTTACCTTGTTGTATATCTGGTTTTCTAAGAATGGTAATAAAAGGCATTTTTATGTTTTTATATTTATCCGAAAAATTCCATGTTTTAGAAAATTCATTCCATCTTTGTATTGTTAAAAATATTACAGGAACTTTTTCCCCATCAATACTAATAGACAATCCATCATCAGAATTAAAAAAATCAACAACAGAAGAATCCATATCTTCTGCGTTAACACCTCTAGGTAAAAACGTACCTTGGTCTGCAATACCATCAAGAATTTCTTGACGTCTTTCAGGGCCAATTTTACCATTGGTTATGTCTATGTTTGTTATATATCCTTTTGGCATCATAATTATTAAAATCCTCTAAATTCGTTATCTTCTACAGTTGCGCATACAATTGTTCTAAAAGCACCTTTATAACCCATAATTGTATGTTTATTGTCATAATTTTTAATACCATCATTAACAACACTAAAATATCTTATATCTGTTTCAGTTACAGGGTATGCAATATAATCACCATAACTTATTTCTGTTTTCAATTCAGTTAACTGAGCATCATAAATACCAAAAGTTAATTGACCATCTTGTAAGTATCTAAGACTACCATTTCCGTTGTATGCTTTATTTTCTGGTTCTGCAATAGTAGGTATTACTTTAAGCTCTACTGGTGGAAAATATCTAATCCCATCAGCTGTAGCTTCCCCATAAACATTATCATATTCAGTCATTTCCCTATCAACTCTATATAGAACAACGGTGAAATTACCATCACCTTCAATAGCCTCACGACCCATACTAATTTCTAAATTGAAATCCTCTTCAGAAAAAAATTTGTTGATTCTTGTAATCGGTGTTATGTTTCTATTTTCCATACTTTTTATTATAAATATTTATGTTTTAATTAATAACCTAAAACCCTTGATTTTTATTTATATTTTTCTTATATTTAACTGTTATAACATAAATATAAACATTATGTGAATTGATAAAATTAGACGATATAAAAGGCCGTTCAGCTTTGGATTTATTAGAAACCTATAATGGTTATAATCCATATCTTTTAGGTCTTAAAACTGAATATATAAAAAATAAAAAACTATTATTAACTGATACACAATCTAGGTATATCATTGATAACATAGATAGAGACCCACAATATATTAATAGAGTGGTCAATATAACCACATATTTAGGTGAAGAAATAAAAAATAAATTAGAATTAGATTTTACCCCAGAAAGAATATTAATAGAATTTATGCTAGCCGAAACTGATAAAGCTTATCATATTTACGGAAAATTAACTAAAAAAATGGAATCAAAATTATTTTGGTTACCAAAAACACAAGTAACCGATGACCCGTATTTTGAACCTATAGATGTTGAAGTTGATTTTACAAAATATAACGATATATTATCTCAATATGGTAAAAAATTATACCAACACCAAGAAGGTGGAGTTAAATTTTTATTATCCAGAAATGGTTGTATTCTAGCTGATGATATGGGGTTAGGTAAAACGACCCAATCAATTGTTGCCGCTATTGAAAGTGGTGCTAAGAAGATTCTAGTTGTTTGTCCATCATCAACAAAAATAAACTGGGAACGTGAAATAAATGTATTTTGTGATGACACAACAATTATTGATGGTAAAAAATTCTCTGAAGCTAAATTTACAATTATTAATTTTGATATTCTTAAAAACTTTCATACTTTAATTAAAAAAGGTAAAGAAAATGAAACATCAATAATAAATAGACAATTGGCTGAATCTGGATTTGATTTATGTATTATAGATGAGGCTCATTATCTTAAAAACAATGATAGTATTAGAGGTAAAATCATGGTCGAATTATCTGTTAAATATAATATAGAAAAAGTTTGGTTACTTACTGGTACACCAGTCGCTAATAGACCAATGGACTTCTTTAACTTATTAAAGATTATAAAGTCTCCTATTGCACAAAATTGGCAACATTATGCTACGAGATATTGTGATGGTAGAAAGTTCTTTAGAACGCTTAAAAATGGGCAAAAAAAACAAATATGGATTACTGATGGTGCTAGCAATTTAGAAGAGTTAGCGTCTAAGACAAAAAATATAATTTTAAGAAGACTTAAAACAGATGTTTTGGATATGCCTGATAAAGTAATCACACCAATGTATCATTTATTGGATAGTAAACAACAAACACAATATGAATATTTATGGGAAGATTATATATTAGCCAAAAAAGAAGCTGGTAAAAAAGTTAAAGAAGAACAAAAAGACTTAGTTGAATTAATTCTTCTTAGACAATTTATTGCACAACAAGCCATACCCTATACAATTGAAATGGTTGAAAATGCTATTGAAATGGGTAGAAAGGTAATCGTGTTTACTAGTTTTACAGATGAATTAAATACCATATCAGAACATTTTGGTAAAGCTGCCGTTAGACACAACGGTCCAATGACAAATACTATGAAACAAAAATCTGTTGATTCATTTCAAAATAATGATAAAATTAAAGTTTTTGTTGGTAACATAAAATCAGCTGGTGTTGGTATTACACTTACTGAAGGAACTGTTGTTATTTTTAATTCATTTGATTGGGTTACTGGTAATAATGAACAAGCAGAAGATAGAGCATTTAGAATTGGACAAAAAAACGATGTAAATGTTTACTATCAATTATTTGATAATACAATATCAACAAGAATGTGGGAAACTTTAAAATATAAAAAAGATATTATTTCAACCATAATGGGTGAGAAAGAATTAACAGAAGAAGAAATAACAGAAAAATTAATAGAAAAATTGTATGAGTAAAGTAACAGTTTACACAATGAGTGATTGTCCTTATTGTTCAGAATTAAAAGAAAAATTAATTAACGAAAACATTGAATTTCGTAATGTTGACGTTGATTTGGCTGAAAACCATGCTGAATTTGGTAAAATCCTTGAAGCATCAAACGCTGAAGAAGTACCCATTGTTAGAATAGATAAGCAATTATTTTTACCAAATATTAGTTTCAAAACCATCGATGAAGCTGTAGAATTGACGAAGAAATTTTTAGTTTAATTTAAAATTTTCTTATATTTATAAGAAAAGAAAAATTATGAGTGTTAGCTTAGAAGAAAAAGAAAAACTATTCAGACAATTTAGACATTCTGTAGGCGCTCCAATCCGTCAAATTGAATTGACAGACGAACAACTATGTACGTTATTGGAAATATCAATAGAAGATTATGCGCAATACGTACAAGAATGGCTTATAGAACATCAATGGTTTTCCCTTATTGGTCAAAGTATAGATACAATTGACATGGCATTTGCGTTAAGTGTTAGAAACTTTGATTTCATGACACAATATACATATGCTTATTCAAAACAAGTTGGTTTACAAACAAGAGGGCCATGGGAACTTAAAAAAGATTATGTTGAACTTGAATCTGGTCGTCAGGTATATCAAATACCAGCTGGTCGTGAAATTAATGAAGTTCTTTGGATAACACCCCCAGCAACAAGTCAAGCTCTTTTAGCTAATTATGGTGGTATTGATTATGGTTTTGGTGGTGGTTTCTCACAAGTAGGTGGTGGTGTTGGTACTGGTGGACCTAATGGAAGAATGGGTTACTATGTGGCACCAGCTTTTGATATATTGCTTACTGCTGCTGATATGAATCTTAAAAATAGAATCATTAGAAGTGAATTAGTATATAAAATTACAGCTGGTCCCAATGGTACAAAATTATTACACTTGATGAGTACACCTGGTTCTAAATTATCCTTCGGTCAAGGTATAGGTGGTGTTGGTAGTTCTATCAATATGACTGGATGTCAAGTTTGGTATCACTATTACGATACTACACCAGAAAATGTAGACCAATGTAAAGAAGATAATCCTGACATCATAAAAATGCCAAATCAAGTTCCATTAGCTAAATTAGATTATTCTGATTTTAATGAACCAACCAAAACGCTTATATCAGAAGGTAATGAAGAAAAGAAAGCGGTCTTAGAAAGACTTGACGCTAGACTTGAAAGATTATCTAGCTCAAAACAATTAGAAAGAGGTGCTGGTGAAGCTGAAAACTTAAATAAAACAATGAAATATAGACCATTAGGGTTTTGGGTATATTAAAAATAAAAGGGGCTTAAAGCCCCTTTATTATTTTAAAAACCCCAATCATCTTCAAGTTCTTCTTTTTTGTCGTGAATAACACTCTCTTCATATTCTTCCTCATCTAAAATAATACCTTCAACTGAAATAGTTTCTGTTTCACTAATAAGGTACTCATCAGGCATTTCAATAAAAGTATCATCAAACTCATCATCCAAAATTAGTTCTTCATCTACTCTTACAATATTACCATTTTCATCCTCTTCGGTTTCATCATCAACATCTTCTTCATTTTCAGAATAAACTCTTTTTTTCTTTTCAACTATTGGTTTTTCAATAACAACAGTATCTGCTTTTTGTTTTAGCTTACCCAATAATTCAAAATCACCAATTTCAGATTCTTCCGTTTCAATAGAAATAGTTTCACCACTCATTATCTTACATTCCAATAAATAATCTAACCACATATCATAACGGTTATCTGTATCAGAATATTTTTTAAGATTATAAAACTTATTTCGTTCTATGGCTTCTTTTTCATATTTGAATATATCTCTTACATGACATAATGGTTCTTCCCATTTTCTAGAAATTAACATTGCGTTTTCACCAAACTCACATAATATGAATATTTCTAATGGTAATTCACCAAAACTACGAGCATTTTTAAAATCAATAACTTCAAGCCTTTTAAATATGTTATCTAATTTATTTTTCTCATCAATAAGACCGTTTTCTTTTGCAACTTTTAATCTATCATAATAATCAAGTCTAATGCTTTCCCATTCTTCAATAGGCATATTATTAGGTACTTTATTAACACGTTCCCAGAATCTAATTTCTTTATCTTCCATGGTCATTAATTCTTCATAAGAATCTTGGTCAGAGTCTTTGAATGGTGTGCCAGAAACAAGACTACATTGAGATTTTGTAAAAATTGTTCTATCCTTTAAAACTTCAAAAGTCTTTTTTGTGTTTTTATCTTTAATTTTTACAATACTTAAAAGAATCCTATCTCTAATATCTTGATTAAAACAAACTAAAAGGGGTTTAACCTTTTTATTAAAGGCTTCTAAGTATCTTGCAACATTATATTCATCAGTAAACAAAGTCTCTTCTAATTGTTTTATTCTATCTGTAAAACTACTAATATCACCACCTTCTTCTTTAACAACGTCAATTGCTTTTTTCAGCATTTCAAGTTCTTTAATAGACTCAAAATCCTTTTCAACAGTTTCTGGTATAATTAATTTACAATTTATATTAAGAACGCTTTTTGGTTCTGGTGGTTTTTGGTCTGGGTTTTCACTTTGCCATTTTTCTAATTGTTTTTTGGTTAATTTGTTTTCCCAAACACTTTGTAAATCACCTTGAGATTTTGATACACCAGTGTTTATATAATACAATACATCACCTAAAGTAATATCTAAACGATTTCTAATTGCTAATTCCATATGCGCTTGTTTTGGCATTGGGTTACCAGCTTTATTTTTCATCTTAGATTTTTTCTTATAATCTTCTATAGATAGTTTTACTTTTGACTTTGAAGCCATTTTTATAAGCGGTATTTTATAATTATATATTTTATCAACATATTCATAATAATGATTAATAAATGAATAACCATCACCATCTAATAACATTCTAATACCCTTATTTAAAAACTCTTCAATGTATACTGGCATTTTTTTAGATTTGATTGAGTTACCAACCAACTTAATCTTTCCACCAATATCATTTGCGTAGTTTTTTCTAGCAAAATTAATCGTAGAGGTACAAACATCATCCAAATCTAACCCCATTCGACCAATCATAAATGTTTCATTAAACTCAGCTAATACGGCGTCTATACCATAAAGAGTTTTATCAGCATCATCAGTAGTCTTCCAGTGTGAACCCTTAGCAACATATGAAAAACTATCTATATTATCAGGTGCTGCAAAGTTACAACCATCAGTGTCTAATACTAAGGCTCT